GTGCTTTCAACCCTAAGCAAGCTCGGCACTTTTAAAAAGCCCGAAATTCTAATAATTTCGGGCTTGGTAAAAGTGCCCCCGACGCGGGGACAACTTATTGAAATAAAGCCATTTCTTGTTTTTGTTGATATACCAACGATAGCCGTTGATATTCCGCCATTCTTACGGCGTGTCACACTGTTTCTGACTCCGAATAACACGCCCGGATTGGGTATAATAGGTGTGTCGTTTGGTGTGTCGTTTGGCATATTAAGCGTTTGGATGCAAGGAGCATAAAAAATGGTACAAGAGTTTGGGACGTTGAGTTATCGTCCTACGAAAGAGAATCCGACTAGGATAGTCGCGCGGTATCGTACGCCAATGTACGCTTTCGGTAATTGGAGGGACCTACCCAAAGTACAGTCTAAAAGTTTTCCTATAAGTCAGAAGCGTGCTGCTGAGGACTGGCTGCGGAAAGCCGAGTATGAGATTGAAGAACGAATCTGGGTGCCGCCTCAAGAGCTTAAACGGCGTGAAGAAGCATCACACACTACTTTTGACACGTACTTTCCCGACTGGCTTGAACAACGGCGCTTCAAAGGCAAGCCGCTCAAGGCTAGCACAAAATATCACAACGAAGGCTATTACAGGAATCACATTAGTCCGGTGTTTGGTAGTATGCCGGTTAGTGAAATAACCGCAAAAGACATCCACGACTTTAGGGAAAGCCTAGACTCAACACAACCCGACATGGTGCATTGCACAATGAAAGTGTTGCGCGCTATGATCCGCACGGCAATGAAGCCAGGGTTGGACGGCACGCCCCCACTACTAACCACAAACCCACTAATAGAAGCAGAGCCTGAAGTGATACGTAAAAAAGAGGTTGAACCGGGCACAGAGAACGAGATTAAACTAATCTACGACGCAATGCCCCCACAGTATGCGCTCAGCATTTACATTGCCGCGCTCATAGGCTTACGTATTGGCGAAGTATGCGCACTAAAAGTTAGCGATATTGAACTGCGCTCGCATAGGCTGAGAGTAGAAAGAACGCGCACCACAACACCTAACGCGCTTGAAGTTACTACGAGTCCTAAAACAGACCATTCGACGCGCACAGAGCCTATACCGTCCGAACTCGTACCAATGATTCAAGAGCATATTAAAACGTTTAATCTTGCCGAGTCTGATTGGCTTTTCCCGGCAATGTTGAATCATGCTGAGCCGGTTAGGACGAACACTCTTAGAAGCATGTATACGCGTGCTAAAAAGCGTGGCGGCGTGAGGCTGAGTCTTAATTTTCACGCTTTACGCCACACATGCCTAACATGGCTCGCACAAAGCGGCGCAACAGTAAAAGAGCTGATGGACGCAGCAGGACACTCTGACCCGAAGATTGCAATGATTTACCAGCATGCGGCTGATGAGAGGCGGCGCTCGCAGGCTGAGGCTCTTGGCGGACGCTTGTTTGGTGAGTAGTATTATACATAGCTTGTCTACCGCGTGTAGAAGGAGTTCCCTACGTCGTTGCGGCGGCGTTTGATAACTCGCTTGCCATGTGTAAGTGGAGACTCTAGGGTACGGCGTTAAAAACCGTGCCCTATTTTTATAAGTAAAGCGCGTTAGCAGGAAAATCTAGAAAAACTGCTAGCGCGCTTTGGGGGTTTGAGAACCTTTTCTAAATAGTAATAAGTTTTTTAAGGAAAGATGATTCTCTTCTTCCTATTTTACCACGAATTCGTGTTGTATAAAAAGCCCTCCCCCTGGTCCGCACGTAAAGAATACGTTAAGCGTGGGGAGGTTCTGTTAGTTTCTACTGTACCATGCGGTGCGCGTCTCTGGTTGCGGCTGAGCATCCGGTGGCTTGTTGTCTAGGTTGAGCATGAACCGCACGTATTTTTCACACTCACGATTCTCATCCTCATCCCCTATGGTTAAAAGCCACACTGCACTACTACGCTTGCTGTACCTACCGGTTTTCAAACATTTAACAAGTCCCTTATCTTGCAGTTTTTTTATAACTCTACCAATACGAATCCGCGCTGTTTCCTCTTTTCTCAAGTCGCGCGGCTCGTTGCTTATGACACTTAAATTCTCAAGAGAATCCGAGATAGTCATGCCTAAAGATTTTGAGAGTTCACGCCAACCATACATGTAGGTTCTAGGCATCAGCTTTTTCTTCCTAGCCTCAGCGTCAAGAGGATAATCAGCGCACGCTAACGCTAATTCCATTAATACCGTGTTTTCGATAGAGTTAAAAGAGGTTATTGATCCTCTTTTCGAATTAAATATGCCTTGCCGCGTCAAAGTTCTGACGATTTGAGCGTTTCTTATTCCCATTATTGCTACGCTTTCCGCTTCCCCATGGCGTGTGGTAGACTACATGAGGAAACTTGTTGAGAGTTTCTTTTGCCCTATCGCAAAGGTGGTGTTATTTTGCGATAGGGTTTTATTTTTTCGTACATTAATGTTACATATAGTCAGTAAAGATGTGAGTAGAATCCGTACATTGATGTACGGAATCCGTACATTGATGTTACCCCTTGATGTAACTTTGATGTAACACCTTTGGGGTTACATTGATGTAACACCTTACATATATACATATCTATTACATATACTTTCATATACGCGCTTGCGCGCTTTTTTAATTTTTCTCATCGATATTTTCCAACGCGTCCTCCGTTAGATAGAGTTCGGCTTTGTCGGCAATATCGTTGATTGTTGTACCTAATGCTGTAGCGATTTGATATAGCTGAGAAACGTTTATATCGCGTTCGCCTTGCATGACTCTATCAAGAGTGCGGCGCGGAATCTCAGATTCTTCAGAAAGCTTTTTGAGAGTCATGCCCTTTTTTAAGCGCTCTTCTGAGAGCACTCGCGCAATCATTATATTTATTCTGTTCATGCTTTATATGTTACATCAATGTACGGCTCTTGTAACGCCCATTTGGGTGCGTATTTTTTAAGAAAGCGCCAATAATGGCGAAAAATCAACGCTTTATTATATATATAAAATTCTTGCATCTTCGCTTTATCGCGCCCATCTGGGCGTGTCGCGTCTTGACATGCGCCCATTTGGGCGTATTATGAGAGTATGACAAAAAACGAATCAAACAGATATATTGCACTTAATGTGCAAAACGCATTAGAAAAAGCTGGCTACACCATTGCTGAAGCATCAAGGCAAACAGGTATTGCTGTTACCACACTGAGGCGTCGATTCCAAAAGCCAGGCTCATTCCAAATGAACGAACTTATTGCGCTCGCAGACATTACGAAACGTTCGCCAATGAGTTTTCTCAAAGAACCAGCAAAGGAATAACAATGAGCGACAAAATCAAAGAACTAACCGAAAAACGTGACGCGGCAATGATGGAAGCATACACAGCACTCTTCGTTAAAGACAACGCCACAATAAAATACCGCGACAAAAACAGAATCTTCAACGAACTAGACAAACAACTCAAACAAGCCTTACAAGAGGAAGCAGAAAATGACACCCGAAATTGAAAAAGCCACACAAGACTTCATAACCGCCACGCGCGACTACAACGAAGCAGAACAAGGCTTCAAAAAAATAAAAGAGCGACTAACCAGCGAAAACCTAGACTACGACAAAACGCAACAAAAACTAGAAAAACTCAACAAACAGCTCGAAGAACTCTCATTCGCAGAATACGGGCTCCAAGACCAAATAAGCGTCGAAGAGAAAAAAGCACGCAAAATCTTCGAAACCCTAGAAAGCAACTGGGACTACAAAATGGCGAAAAACAACCTCATAGGCGCACAAGACAAACTCGACACCGCGCGAAACTACCTAGAACGCCTAATCGCAACCGAGGCAGAAAAATGACGCCACAAAACATTAACCACCTAATCGACGCAATAGAAGGAACCGTTGTCCCACTAGGCATAACAGGCATTATCGCATGCATAGCCTACCTAATCTCCAAAAACTTGGACTAACCATGGAACCACAAACAGTAACAGAACTCAGATGGTACCTCGCACGCGCCAACACCGCGTTCAACGAAGCCATCAAATACCGTCGCGACGCCGACACAAACCGGATACAAGCCATACTAGACAAATACAAAGCCGAAAAAGAACTCGCAGCACACGTAACAAAAGAAACAAAAAACAATCTCAAAAACGCGCGCGCAGAACTCAAACAAGCCGACGAAAAATTCCTCGAAGCAGACAAAGCGTTGCTAACCGTACACAAACAAAAAATCCACTTAGAAATCGAACTAGAACACGCACAACAAGAAAAGGACCCACAATGCGACACCCCTACACAAAACTGCTGGTAAACACACTCCTCTACCTCACCAGCATCACCCTATACGCCACCAACGCCGGCAACAACATCAACGGCCTAACACTCCTAAGCATTGCGCTCGCAACAATCGCCAGCATTAATCTAGCGCGCGCAGCCACAACCATTGGAGAAAGACAACAACAATGATTCAAACACTAATCGACGGTGCGCCGAACATCTTATGCGCATCCGGAATAATCCTCGCCGCCACACTAGCAATAATCTACATCAGCGAAAACATTTGGAAACAACAATGAACCGAACAACAGCAACAATCAGCATCATAATCAGCGCCCTAATTGCCTTAAGTGGCATCACGCTCGTATACGAAACCGTACACGATCAAATAAACAGCATCAACCTGCCCATCGGCTTCTTCCTCATCCTCATAGGGGTAACCGCCGGCTTAAGCGTTTGGAACGAATACATAGAACAGAAAGACATTCAATGTGTGAAAAACAGTACACGATTAAAGACATTATCCAACGATTCGACAAACTCGAACAACACATTGACAAACTCGAACAACAGCTCAAACAGCGAACAGTAAGCAAAAAAGCGTACACCATCAGCCAGTTCGCCAAAGCCTACAACATGACCGAGTTGAAAACACGCGAACTCATCCAACGCGGCAAAATAAAAGCCACAAGCGATACAAACGGACGCGGCACACGCTACCTCATCGACGCAAAAAGCGCCGACGAATGGTGGGCAAAACAGCTGGGCAAACAAATCAAATAATAATTCAAGCGCGTTTAACGGTGCTCTAGAAAAGACAGTAACCGTTTTTGTACCGTTTCTGGTTACTCAAGCCGCTAGAGGCGTAAGGTTCGACTCCTTACACGCGCACAAAGGGCATGACGATAGGGGACGCTCCTGTACTCAATCTTGTCACGCTGGCGTCATGCCCCCCACATTATGAAAGGAAAACTAATGCTAATAACATCACAAGAAGTTCGAGACGCGCAAATAAGCACGCGCTTCTTCGGCACCGGATACGACATTGAAGAAACCGACAAACTACTCGACAACTGCGAGCAAACCATCGAAGCCGTAGGCATGCACCTAATCGAAATGCAACGCGCCATGCACAAGCTAACACAGTTGCTTGAAGCGCACAACATCCCAATCCCACAAACAATCTGAGGCTACTATGAGCACTGAAGAAGCATTAAAAGCGTTCGTAGAAACCTGCGATACGAAAGGCGCAGACCTCGACGAAATGATGGACGCGTACCACTCATTAGAAGCAACAATACGCTACCCACTATCATGCGATTACGCGCTTAAAAACGCTTCACAAGCAGAAAAACTCAAAACACTCGTAGCTTTCTACTCTGAAGAACGAGACACGCTCTTCGTCAAATTCGTAAACATTCCAGCAAGCGAAACAGTCAAAAGAGCAGAAACTTTACAAGAAATAAAAGACCTATTTAAAACATTGCAAATGTTACTTTTCATCAGTAAAAGTAATCCGGACGAAATATAAGAAACAAATCCTACAAACAATCTGAGAGGTAAAAATGGAAAACCCAACATTCGGCAAAGTCCTCGCACGCATAATTTTCGTGCTTATCCCTACTATTTTTTGCGCTGTAGTGTGCATTAGCGCCGCATTTACTCACTCTTTAGACAGTTGGCTGCTACCATGCGGAATATACATGGCATTCATGGCTTTCCTTGTGCTAATTAGCGTGATTATTTATACCATTGCCGCTTGCGTCAATAGTCAAGCATGGTAGGAATGAGTTACAAGAAACGTGTTCTCAGCGCGGCGCAAAAAATGCGCAAAGCATTAAAACAGCAGCGAAAGAACGACACTAGCGTCGGCTTCTCACTATCCTACTACGAACAAAAAGTAAAAGAAGCCAAACGAAACCTATTCAGAATACTCATCGACGAAAAAAGGAAAGAAAAATGATTAGCAAAGAGCTAGAAGACGCGCTAGAACAATCCGCGCAAGCAAGAATAGCACTCACTCAAGCCGAAACAGAATACAATAAGGCGCGCGACGAGTGGGAACCATTCGCGCAAGTCGACACAGAGCTTGAAGAAATTGCAGCTATATACGAGGAATTACAGAACAAACGGTATGAGACTAATAAGCAATTCGACGCCGAACACCCTCAGCTTGTCGAAGCCAAAAACAATGCGTGGGAGGCGTTACGCGATACGTCCCGCCACCTTGATGAAGTAACCCACAAAATTATTAAGGAATTAGGGAAAACCAATGAGCGATAAAACGTTAGATAAAGAGCTAGCGCGGCTTAAAAAAGCATACGAAAAATACACGCAATTACAGAAAGAATACGATTCCGCGCGAGCAGAATGTCAGCCACTCACACATGCTCAAGCTGTAGTCGACAAAGCCAAACGCAAATACGAAGAAGCACTCGACAAGTGGCATGAACTCGATAAGCAATTCGACGACGAGCACACTCAGCTTATAGACGCGATAGATGCCGCGCGCGACGAGCGGTGGGAAGAAAAACAACGCGTCAATGGAATAATCCGCAAACTAACCGAGGCAAAAAATGATTGAAGCCGAACTAGCAGAAGCATTAGCAGAATATAAGAAAGCTACAAAAAAATACGGGCATCTTAACGTCGAATATGCGCTCGCAAAAAGCAAAGACCCTGCACTTATACAGGCTGAAAAAGAAAAACAAGAGCTTTGGTCAAAGTATCACGATGCACACGACGCATGGCAAAAATTAAACAACAAATTTAGAGACAAACACGAAGCGCTTCTTGAGTCTATATATGACGCACATCATGCACAAATAGCAGCGCAAGGGCGAATTCAAGACATAATTAACAGAATCGTAGGAGCAAACGATGGATGAAGACAGACTAGCAGAAGCGCTAACACAGTATAAGCAAGCCACACAAGAAGAAGCGCGCCTTGTGCAAGAATGCCAAAAAGCAAGAAACGAAGACCCGGGACTCATGCAAGCTGAAAAAGACATGGAAGAGCTTGATGAAGAGCGACGCAAAGCTGGTGAAACATGGGGTTATTTTAACAGCAAATTCAACAAAGAACACGAGGCACTTCTTAAATCTTTAGAAGAAGCGCGCCGTAAGCGTCGCGAAGCAGCAAACAGTATCGACTTCATATTTTGCAAAATCACAGGAGTAGACGATGAGTGGTAAAAAAGTAATCACAGACTTTGAAGAACAATTAAGCAGCCTGAGCGACCACGACTTATTTGCCTTAATTGCAACATTAACAAAGTGGTCAAAACGAATCGAAACCGCGCTAAAAGCCGCTAAAAACGAATACGCACGCTATATGGACTCAGGTACTAGCGAAGACTTACGATTCAACAACAAAACCGTAGGCACAATTAGCATGAGCAAAGGAAGCGAAGGCTACTACTTTGTAAAAGACCCGAAAGCCTACGCTGCGGTCCTTAAACAGATCCAATGGACACTGGATGACGGGCGCGACGCATGGTACACAACCATCATGCCATGCCCCGAGGCGTGCACAGCAGAATTCTTAGAAGACCTTGTATTCTCACACGAAGGTGAAATGCCAAAAGGCGTTGAATTTAAGAGCGGCCGCGGCTCAGTTGTAACGGTGAAATTAGACCGTGATTACGCTAACTCGCCGCTTGAACTCAAAGGCATTATCAATCCGGTTACATTGCAACTCGAAGAAGGCAAAAAATGAGTAGCGAACTAACCATTACTCAAGACCAAACAGACTGGACGCAGCAACAAGTAGCCGCGCTCAAACAGCTTGGTGTGTCAAACGACGTGACGCAAGCCGACCTTGCTATATTCCTCACGCAATCCAAACGCACCGGACTCGACCCATTCAGTCGCCAAATCTACATGATAGGGCGCAGGCAAAAAATTGGCAATACAGACCAATACGAAATTAAGCAAACGATTCAGGTAGGTATCGACGGTTTGCGCGCAATCGCGCACAGAGTCGCGCAACAATGCCACGAAGTATTCAGTATGAGCGATACTCTATGGGCAGACAATAACGGCGTATGGCACGACGTGTGGCTAGCACCAACGCCACCAGCCGCCGCGAAAGTATCAGTAAAACGCGGAGGCGGCGTATTCAGCGCCGTTGCGATCTTCAAAGAATACGCGCCAATATACAAGGGCAAACTCAGCGGAATGTGGGCAACTAAACCAGCCTTAATGATAGCGAAATGCGCCGAAGCGTTAGCATTACGCAAAGCGTTCCCATCAGACATGAGCGGCATTTACACGGACGACGAAATGAGCCGCGCTGACGACGTAGCCACACCAACGCTTGTTGAAACACGCACTCAACAGCAAGCTGAACCCACGAGCCACAAACCAGTATTAGCTACACAAGAGCAGAGAGACCAAATCCTTGCAATGCTCGCAGAAGCCGGAATCCGCGACCGCATGGTAGCAATAAACTACCTGAAATACGCGGTCCATATACCCCCGACAAAAGATGAAGCAGAATTCATAATCGCAAACCGTGAGAGTGTGATTAAAAAAGCTAGCGAGTGGGTGCGCGCTCAGAGCACGAAACGCACTCAAGAACAAGCTCAACAACAACAAACCGGGCAACCTAACGAACAACAAGAAAAGGAACAATAATGGCTGGAGAAACAACAATCACAATCATAGGCAATCTGACAGATAACCCAGAACTACGCACACTACAATCCGGCGTGAACGTAGCCACATTCTCAATCGCATCAACCCCACGCACATTCGATAAAAACCAGAATCAGTGGGTAGACGCGCCAGCATTATTCATGCGATGCCAAGCATGGCGAGACTTAGCTACACACATTGTCGCGAGCCTCGCAAAAGGCATGAGAGTAGTCGCAACAGGACGCTTAAGCCAACGCACTTATGAGGACCAGACAGGCGTGAAGCACACGGTAGTTGAAATGACAGTCGACGAAATTGGTGCAAGCCTCCGATATGCCACGTGCCAAGTCACAAAAACAAGCACAAGCACAGGCTTCGCCAGCTCTACCCCACAACCGGCACAACCGGCACAGGCGCCAGCGGCACCACAAGCCAACGCGTGGACGCAAGCCGCGCCAAGTCAAGACCCTTGGGGGAACGCAAACGCTGAACCCGAACCAGAATTTTAGGAGGCGAGCAATGAAACTCACGCTCAAGCAACGACTCAAAATCTTGTTCACTGGTGAAATGCCAGAACCATTCATGGTGGTAGACACAACTGCATTTACGAGAAACACAGGCGTACTGAGGGCATATGACCCGGTCATAGACAGCCCGCGCACCACACTCACGCACGACGACTACGTTATTCTAGCGAAAACATGCCGCCAAACACCAAACAAGTGGATACAAATCGCAATCAAACCACGCAACAGCGCGCGTCCACTAGCCTCAAAAATCAAAAACGGGCACATTCTCGCATTCAAAAAACCACGAGGCGGACACTACGACGCGCACGCAATCCAATACTTGGACGAATACATCGTCGAAGCAAAATTCATCCCAAACAACAAGAAATAAGGAGAACAAAAAATGAAAAAGAAAATCAACGTCCTCGGTGCAGAAGAATCCGAAAAAGCATTAAACATGATACAAAACTGCTTAAAGCCAGAAGGACTCAACTTCATCACATTCAGCAAAGAAAGCATAGGATACGAAACCGTACGCAAAATCAGCTTCTGCATTCACGTGGACAAAAACCAATACAAGCAGATAAAAGCATATGCTCAAGCCGCTGACGCTCTAAAAAACGATGACATAGAATCCCACGAAGAAAATTCTGACGCAGAGCCTACTCCCATCAAAATTAAGCTGCCAGAAAACGTGCAAGAGTTTTTAGAACACCAGCGCGCACTCTTGCTCGCCATCGCTAACCATGAGGACTGTGGAGAATGAGCAGGCAAAAAGATAAAGGCACTCGCTTCGAAACCGCGGTCACAGAATACCTAAAGGAAGCATTATGCGACGACAATATCGAACGGCGCGCTCTCGACGGGACAGCAGACCGTGGAGACATCAGCGGCGTTACCTTTTGCGGCAACCGTATGGTACTCGAATGCAAAAACGAAAAAAGCATGCGACTAGCCGAATACATGCGGGAAGCCGAAGCTGAAGCATGCAATGACAGTGCCATCTACTATGCGGTAATCCACAAAAAATACGGCGTAGGCATCACGGAACGCTCAACCGTCGCACAACAGTACGCAACAATGCCGCTATATATGTTGGCGAGCATAATCTACGACGCAAACCGCTGGTACGAAGAAGCACACGAAAACAAGGAGAACAAGAAATGAAAAAATACTTAGGACAAGTAATCGTCGGAGAATACAAAACGACAGCGAACCCAATCCTCACAGGATACGGATACATTCACACACTATCTGAAACACCAATACAAATACACTCTTATCAGCTAATAAGCTCAAGTCGCGACCTATACTTAAGCGACGAGCTAAAACAATACATAAACAAGATAACCGGCTGCCCTCAATCGCTCGCGAGGCGCGCATGGTAAGCAAAAACATGGCGGGCATGATACGAGACTGGTACAAAAAAGGCTATAAGCCTCACGAAATCGCACAATTAGTCAAACTGCCAGAAGACCTCGTAAAAGCAATAGTAGAAAAACCGAAAACCGCGGAAGAATGGAACAAAAAAATATTCAGCAACCACTAGACCTAACGAGAGCATTGCGCGCGCTAGGATACACGCACCCAAGCGACCTAGACGGCGCGAGCGTAATCGCAATACGCACAAACGGTGAAATAGTCCACGACCATCTGCAAGGCGTAACAAACGCGCGCGCACAAGTAGTCACATGGCGGTTGCGAGGCTCAGGCGAGCGCATCATGGAAAGCATACGCACCACCAATGCGTGGCGAACCATGTTAGACAGCAAGTGGAAAACAATAAACATTTTGGAGAAATAATGGCAGTAAACATCAGTCAGAAGGACAAGACGATTGAGCGCGTGCGAGAACGCTTGAGTCAAGCCTATTGCGAAATAGCCCCACACGTGCCGGCTGTGGCAGTCCAATACTTGGACGCTTACGATGCGCTGATCCGCAAATATTTAACAGAAGACTACGGGTATAGTAACCCAAGCATGCCTTTAGAAGAACCAAACCACACGAAATAGGGGGACAATATGGAAACACCAGAATATTACAAGTACGACGATGGTGAAACACACTTCGAATGCTTCGACATTAGCCGCTACTACTCGGGCGACTGGGCACAAGTCATACAATACGTTTTCCGCTGGCAGAAAAAAGGCGGTGTAGAAGACTTGGAGAAAGCGTTAGCGTGCGCAAACGATGCACGAGATAATGGCTTGATGCCAAAAACTATCGTAAAAAGCAGCATACTTCGCAGAGCAATAAGCAACAAATTCTACATTCTCGAGAACGCTAATTTTAGCAACGCCTGCAAAGTGTGGGAACACTTCAGAATGTTTTATGATGCTACAGACGAGATTATTGAAGCTTTGGAAGAAATGATAGAGGACGCGGAAAAGGCTTAAGGCGTATAATAAGAAGAGTCTACTTACGCCAAGAGAAAGGAACAACTCACAATGGGCGCAATAATGGAAATCAGCATAATACTATTCATCCTAATGGTGATATTAGGATTCGCCGCTTGGGTCTACGACCTATTCCACTGCAAGCCACACAGTGAACTCGGACAACGCATCCTACACCTCGACGAAAACAATAACCCAATTGAAGATAAGAAAAACTAACGAAGGAAACGAATGCACGATAGTAGCGAACGCAGGCTATGCCGCGAATGCCGTCACACTTACGCGAAAATAATCCGCGCGCTACCAGCGCAGACTACTATCGTGCGTCAAATAGCTTACAAGCAAGTAAGGCTCACGCACTTAGGGCACACGCCGTCGCGCGGCATTCCCCCAATGCCGTTGAACACGCGCGCCTTAAATCTCATCGACCGAATCCACGCACAATGTTGCGTAGTCTTAGGTCAGATTGATTCGCGTTACGCGCGCTTGCCGTTTGAACCGGCGTTACGATTGATGGCGCAAAACGTGAAGCGCATCCCCCAACTACCAGCAGCCCCGGTTGACTTGAAAGAATGGCAAGCAATCGAACGCGACTACGATACACTCACCACCCCCGACGAAATCAAACACCCTATAGGCGTATGCCCGAAATGCAACGCGCCAGCATCAGCGCACACGTGGGACAAAACCTACACGTGCAGCCGCTGCGGTTGCAGCAGTATCGTGGCAGATATGATAACAGAGGCTAGAAAAGCACTCAAAAACAATAGGGGGGGTCTGGAAACAAGTCCGGAAAAAGTTGAAAAAAACCCCGGCCATATATACAAGCCTTCACGCGTTTAGCAAGTTGGTGCGCATTGTGATCGCAAACTTAACCCCACAATATAGGGCAAAAACCTATATCAGAATGAGCCTAACAGCTGCTATTGCTTGAACAAATTTAACCGTTTAACAGCATAATATGCTGTAATTTCGGCTAAGAATAACAGTAGAAGCCCGAAAGAAAAAGGCGCGCGCAACAGCAACACTCTTATATTGCGGTCGACACCGTCGACACGTCGACACGTTGAAAACATTGGGTTTCTAGCCTAGTCGACACAAAGTCGACACCGCCGACAATCATCATTGTGCAACAAAACAAGGAAGACGGCAAACAATACAGTAACTAATTCCACAGGGAAAGCAACGTATCACGTGCGAGATACGCCCAGCTTCAATATACTAAATACAATCCTAGCCGAAATACGCCAGAACCCTTAACCCACGCATTCTACGCTATATAAGCATTCAGAAAAGCGCATTCGGCCCATAGCGCAGCCAGCTCCCCCACTATGCCCGTCAATAAACTAAACGATTACGGCCGGCCACCCGAAATCCGAGAACGATTCCGCCACAGAAACGGCCGTCGGCCACAAAAACTTGTGCGAGTATATGCTCATATATTTTTTTAATAAATTATGAAGCATTACCGACCCCCGAATCCGCCTTATTGTTAATGATAACCATTATCAATAATTGCAAACGTTTGCAAAAAACGTGCTTATTGAGAATATTCTCATTATCATTATCAATAAGCGCATTGGTCTTAGTCCTTCGCATCTTCACTGAGCTTGCGTAAAAGCTCCATTCCCTCAGCCTCAGATACAGGCATCTTCACGTGTGCGCAAGAGCGGCGCATCATCCACTCGCGTATGGTGTCATATCGCCATAAAGGTGTCTGCTTCCGAAAGCCGGCTAGTGCGTCCGGCAGCGGCATATCGGACGGCCGCACGATGCCGCGCCTATAGTGCATGCGCGCATCAGTCAAGTACTGACCGGCCACGCGCTGCTTGACATCCAAAAAGATAGAAATATCACGCACCGTCAGATAGCACGGTGCGTCTTTTTTCGCGCGAAAATCGTAGTCAGACATCTTTGCTCACCCCAAATACTCCAAATCCTCGGCCTCAACCTGCTTTTGCATCGCTTTGCGCGCTTCCTCAAGATTTGCTTGAGCAATAGAGCACTCCGCAAGCAACACACCGTCTGGCTCTATATGCTGCTTGCACTCTTTTTGCGCATCTCTGCACGCCGCATACGCTTGCTGCCATGATAGAAGCGCTTCAATCGTGCTGTCTGCAATCTTTTCACGCTTCGCACTAGTAGAAGCAAGCAGCAAAAAATATTTAATTGTTGCCCCTACCTTTTCCGCGAGTTCAATTTCTTTTTCTCGTCGGCCAGTAAAGCAAAACAACTCGGAAAAATACGCGCCATACACAATACAATCCGCGCGCTCCATACCCTTAAGCGGTATCAGAAAAGTTACAAACTCTTTGTGCATGCTATATATCTCACTCCGCGCCATTTCTACGCGCGACGAGTCTCCAGTTTCTAAAATTTTCTCCAAAGTTTTCCTATAGTATGAGTTGATATACATTTTGCCCTTTCTTTTGATACGCTAAAGTGCCGCACGTGTACGCATGCGGCACTTACGCTATTTCTGCTATTTTAAGAGTTTTTGTAATTCTTCGGCTAGGCTTGCGCGGAAATCTTTATCAAACGCGAGCGCGCTATTTTCAGCAAGGCGCATTTTAAGACTTTGCAAAGTGGCATCATCTTGCTCTTGCTCTTGTGCCCACTTGATAAAGCTACCAAGCGCGTAACCTAGCATTTGCGCGGCGTTATCTTCTAAAGAGTGCTTTTCAAGATCAGCTTTACTATACACGCGCTCAAAATCATCACCTTGTAAGAAAGACACAAAAGAAGGTAAATTGCCTTTTCTATCGTCCAAATCGTCTGTGTCTTCTGCCCACTCGCACTCCTCAAGCCAGTAATACACGAGATCGCGCAGCTCATCCCCCCAGTCGGTCATGTAAAGTACTTTCTTATCGCAGCCAGTGTACTTCATAAAGTACCAGTAGTTACTAAAGCGCATCGCGGCGTTCCACACTTCCTCTTCCGTATACTTGCTCACGAGCTTAATATCATCCAAAGCCCCCGTAATAGTGGTGTCTGCGTATTCTTCACCTAAAGGCAGGGGCGCTAAGCGCTCAATTGCGTATCCAACTTCGCGAAGTGCATTTTTAGTAGTCTTCACGCCAGCCTTTTCCACCTCTTCGTATGTAGCAGGCTTGATGTAGTGCAGGTGCTCTGTGTCTTTTTCCTTTGTGTAAAGGTGGGACTCTTCGAAAACTTCGCGCGCTTCGCTGATAATCTCATCACGCGCAAGCCAGCAGACGCGCGCGTCAACTTCATCATCGCGCATTTGATAAGCATCACTCAAATCATTTTGCAAAGCCTCAGAATAACCGTCATCATCAACAGAATATGCGCTAGTGTCAATGCCCAAGAAAGCGGCCAAATCCTCAGTACTCAAGCCTTCGGCAGTGTAATCGATATTTTCCATATAAAGACCGTCAGTGGTATTGGTGAGTTTCCAGCTATCTTTAATGACTTTGTAAAAAGCCTTTTCATCAGCCGCAGCCTCTAAACCCTTAAGGTCATCTAAAGTAACCATTTTTACCTTAATACTTGTGTCAATCATTTTATGCTCCTTTTTGCTTTACTTTTATGCTACTAGTCGTGTGCGGCTTTGCGCGCTTCCTCGATAATAAAATCGCGCTCAAGCCAAAGAAAATGAGACTCTACAGCCGCCCGGCGCTCATCATAGGCGGCATATAGCAAAAATAACCATTCTTTATACGCCCAACCCGTGCCGCGTTTGTCCCATGTGTCCACGCCGTCAATCGCATGTACTTTCACATAGTCCGCTTTTGACTGTACGCCTAAAAATTCAGCTACGTCGTCCATATTAAAGTACAGCTCCAACGCTAACGGCACTATTGTGCAATTAGCAAGCAAAGAGTCAAGGCCAGAGTAAAGCAGCACATTATAGAACTCTTCGCGCGTTTTCGCGTCTTCTAACGCGTCTGCAAGCTCGCGGATATCAACGCTATCTGCAAGCTCTTCCTTGAGACGAGAGTACTCTTCAAATAGCGCGGACTGCTTTTTAATATAATCTCGATACATCTCAAAACCCCTTTACTCTGCTAGAAAAGCACCTTAGCTTCTTCTGCTAGCTCTTCCTCGTCATGCGTTTCATTAGAAAAAAGATTATCTCCCTTATCTTGCAGCTTCTTATAAAAAGCCTCCACTGCTGCGAGTGCCGCTTTTTCTTCGTCCAGTCTTTCGCCTTTTTGTAAAACAACGCCATTGTCTAAAGTAAGGCAGCCAGGCGCTACGAAATGGCTACGCCAATACAAGCCATGTGACGCGATTGTATCACGCAATTCTGCGCACGTTGCTATCACAAGTTGTGGCATGATAGCATCCCACGCGTTGCAGATTTGCTCTCTGATCAAGTAGCAGCCTCCGCCAAAGCTGAAGCCATCATCAGTAGCGAGCCAATGCTCACCGCCCCCGCACTTGATATACTCAGGCGGAACATCTACAGGCAGCCAGTCCGTGACTCTGCGCGCCTCGCCTAGCATCTCATAACCGAAGCCATTGTGCTCATCACTCCACGCAAGAGGCAAGCAAGTCTTCATTGGAGGGGCACCAAGCCATAAAGCCCTTGCGAGTCGGTCTTTCATAATATAAGCGTATTCGTATTTTCTCATTTTAATCTTTCCTTTCTTGAGCTTTCGCTCTTTGTGCTTACGGTCTTTACTATACGCGCACCCTTGACTATAGTCAAGTGCGGCGTGTCGCGTGATAAAGTAGAAAAGCCGCGACGCAAAGGGCGAGCTTTCCTTTCGTCCTTGCTTACAACGACGCGCCGCGGCCTTTTTATATAAGTCCCCACTCCATCGCCTGATACACTTGAGCAACCGCAAAAAGAATCGTATCTCTTACTTCCTCATCGGCTACACTCTCAGGATGCTTCAAAACCCATCGAGAAAGAAAGAAAAGCTTTTCCCAAATCGGGCAAATCATGCGATTTTTTGAAGACTTAAGAGCGCGCGCCAGCCTTTCCGCATATACACTCACACCAGAAGCCACACACACCAAGCTATCCGCGTCGACCTCGTCGTTATCTTCCAAAAAGTCCTCTAAATCGCCGCAATACTCCTCAATACTTTGCATCGCACGCCTCCTAGCACACCACAGGGCAATTAGCAAACGCCACGGCCAGAAGAACGATTACAGGCAAATAGCGAGCGCAGAAAAGAGACACCACGCCGCGCAAAGCCTTGCGACGATTACTCCAGCTCGTCTTAAAAACATCAGCTACGAAGTATGCGATATTCATTGCGAGAAGAATTGCGCAGAAATCCTGAGCTTGAATCATTAGTACCATTTTAATATCTCCTTGTTTTGAGCTTTCGCTCTTTGTGCTTACGGTCTTTACTATACGCGCACCCTTGACTATAGTCAAGTGCGGCGTGTCGCGCTTAAAATAGCCGCATGATAGCATGGAGCAAAAGCGACAAGTATATATATAAAGGACTCACAAGGGGACGGCGTGAAAGCTGTCCCCTTTTCTTATACCCATCGACACCCCCAGAAAAAAAGAAAGAGCAAAGCAAAGGCGCCTCAAGACCCTCATGCCCGCCCTATACCCCCCCCACGCCCCCGACACATCCCCCAGAGTATAAAGCGCGCAAAGCGAAAAGCACAAGCGCAAAAGATGAACGCAAAGCAAAGAGCGCGCAAAGCGTTTTCACTTCGACACTCTCACGCCACTTATGCACACCTATATATAGAAAGGCCCCTCACGATGCTTAAGCCCTGCCCCACCCCCGGTTGTCCCGCCCTCATCCCCCCCACCACCCGAGCATGTCCCGAGTGCCTTAAGCGCGTCAGGCACACCACCGATACGAAGCCATACACCAGTGTAGGTCATCGCAAAGCAAGAGCTAAGCTCCTCGCACTTCATCCTTACTGTCAGTGCGAAGGATGCAAAGCACACAAAGGCTTATGTACACAGAAAGCCACAGTTGCTGATCACTTCCCGCTTGAGCGCTTCGAGCTAATCGCTGAAGGCAAAGACCCAAATGACACGCGTTTTATGCGTGCTTTATGCAAGCAATGTCACGACATAAAGACCGCCGCGACAAGACCTGCTGGAGCCGTGCTCCAGAGGTACCAGTAAGCACGAAAAAGACCCCCTATAAAGCATTGCAAACGTTTGCAAAAAATGCCCCCCAAAACCCCCGGAAACTGGTAGGGGGTAGGGGTATTTCGCGGCGGGGGCCAAAAGCGCTGCCCAACTCTCTTTTTGTTGCGCCGGGTTCAAAAGATTTGGCAAAATGGCGGAATTTCAACGTTTTTGGCACTTATAGGGGTATTTTTTAGTGATTTTTCCCATCTTTTTTGGCGGTACTGCTCCCCGACAGGAACTATTGAAAACGTTAGCATTTTGGAGGATTTATGAGTTCTGGACGTGGTGGCGCTAGGGTTCGTAGCGGTCCTCCACCGGACCCGCATTCGCGGAATAGTTTACGAAAAGGCGTTAAGTCTTTAGTACTTTCGGCCGATGGTTTTGCTGGTGAAATTCCTCGGTTTCCCTTGCCTCAATTCCGCGTTGTTGATGCTGAGGGCATTAGGGATGCGAACGGCGAAAAGCGCTTTGCTAGCCGTGAAAAAACTGTTTGGCGGCATTTATGGAGCTTGCCACAGGCTGAGGCGTGGAGTATGCCCGAGTATTCTTACATGTTTTTTGAGGTTGCTTTATATGCGCGGCAGCTTGTGATTTGTGAGCAGGCTGGCGCGACGGCAGCTGACCGCGGTTTGTTGCCGCGTTTTGCTGACCGTATTGGCTTGAGTGAGGCTGCTATGGCTGGTTTTGGTTGGAGTATTCGGAGCGAGGCTGTTGTTGATTCTGCTCGTGATTTAAGTGTGATTGACGGCGTTCGCGTTTTGCCTCGTCGTATGCGTGGTGGTGATGATGCTTAGTTCTGATAATTGGCATGTTGATTTCCCTACTCTTGCTGATGTTATTGATGCGTGGATTCAAGCGCACTGTAAACAACCTGATGGTTTTAATCGTGGAAAGCCGTTTGTTCTTGCTGACTGGCAGTTTTGGCTTGCCGCTAACCGTTGGCGTATTCGTGAGGATGCTAAATTCGTACCGCCTGAAGAGGTTACGACTGATAATCCTATGGTGTTAAATCAAGCGTTTACGTACCGCCAAACACTGTGCGTTGCGCCTCAGAAGACTGGTAAGGGTCCATGTGCGGCGGCGTTTGTTGCTGCTGAAGCTGTTGGGCCTACTGTTTTTAACGGTTGGGCTAAAAAAGGTGATGTTTACCGTTGCTCTGACTGGGGGTGCTCTTGTGGCTTTGAGTATGCGTATTTGCCGGGTGAGCCTATGGGTCGTCCGCAGCCGTCGCCTCTTATTCAGCTGACTGCTAATAGTGAGGATCAGGTTCTTAACATGTATCGTCCGTTGAAAGCCATGGTTTTGCTTGGTTCGTTGAAGGAGCGTTTGCGCGTGCGTGAGGGTTTTATTCGCGTGCTCAATGGCGATAGCGATGTGAGCGACGCGGCTGACCTTGACCGTATTGACATTGTGACGTCTTCTGCTCGTAGCCGTTTGGGTAATCCTATTACTGATGCTGAGCAGGATGAGGCTGGCTTGTACACGTCTTCTAATGGCATGGTGCAGGTTGCGCAGACTCAACGTCGTGGTGCGGCCGGTATGGGCGGTAGGACTCATGCGTGGACGAACGCTTATGACCCTACTGAGAATAGTTATGCTCAGCAGATTGTGGAAAGCGGAGACCCTGACGTTTTCGTGTTTTATCGCAACCCTGACTTAGCGCCTGAGTTGAGGCGTGAAGATGGTTCTTTAATGTCTTTTTTGAAGCGTAGTGAGCGCCGCAAAATTCTTGAATATGTGTATAAGGGTTCGCCTTGGGTTGATTTGGACAGTATTGAGGCTGAGGCGGCTAGCTTGCTTAAAACTGACCCGTCGCAGGCTGAACGCTTTTTTGGTAATCGTCTTGTGCAGGGCGCTGGAGCTTGGATTGAGGAATCGCAGTGGGCTGAAGCCTATGGAGGGTATCAGGATTGAGTAAAAAACATGAGTTATGGCTTGAGAATCCACCAGCTGGCACTAGCGTGTGTGGTGGTTTTGATGGTTCTGAGAATGATGATTTTACGTGTTTTAAGCTCGAGACGTTGAGCGGTTTCATTTTTACGCCTCGCTACGGGTATGACCAGCGGCCTACGATTTGGAATCCTAAAGAGTGGGGTGGGCGTATTCCTCGCGGTGAAGTTGTTGCTGCTATGGATGAGCTTGCTCACAAGTATAAGTTTGTGCGTATTTATTGTGACCCGGGTTTTAAGGATGAGATGAGCTGGGAGTCTCAGATTGATGCGTGGGCGCGCGCGTATGGTGAACGCGTTTTTGTCCCATGGGTTATGAACGGCAGTAACCGTATTACGGCTGTATATAAGGCTTTGCGTCGGTTTGAGGAAGATTTAAGCACGCATCATATTACTCATGATGGTTGCCCTATTACTAACGCGCATATTGTGAACGCGCGGCGTATTCCTAAGACTGCTGAAAGGTACGGGCTTGGTAAGCCTCAGCAGGATAGGAAGATTGATGCGGCTGTTGCGTCGATTCTTGCTCATGAGGCTGCGTGTGACGCGCGCATGGATGGTTGGGGTGAAGAAAAGCCGAATCTTATTTATTCGCCTTCTAATATGAGGAGACTTAGGTAATGCTTAGTATTGATGATGCGAATGTGGTGCTTCGTAGACTGTTGATGCAGGTTATTGGCCGTCAAGCAGATATTACGAAGCATGTTGAGTACTTTCGCGGGCGACGTGGCAAACTGCCGTTTACTAGTAAAGAATTTAAGAAGTATATGGAGAATCGTTTTAGCGCGTTCTCTGATAACTGGTGCTCTACTGTTGCTCAGGCGCCTGTGGAAAGAATTCATTTTCAGGGCTTTATTACGCCTGATAGTAGTGTTGCGCCTGATTCTTTGCATCGTATTTGGCAGGATTCTGATGCTGACCGCGGGCTTAGTGAAGCGGCGCTGATGATGATGGTTGCACGCCGCTCGTACGGGCTGGTTACGCAAATGCCTGACGGCCACGCGCGTATTACTTTTGAGAATCCTGATTCTTGCGCTATGGAGTTTGACCCACGCACAGGCACCCCTACTGTTGGCTTAACTCTTGGAGGAGAAGGCTCTGACACTGGCGTACTGTATTTTCCTGACTGTTACGTGCTTGTTCGTAAGAATGCAGATAAGGCGTTTAGGTCTACAGGCGTAGAAAATTGGGCAATAGATGAATCTACCATTCAGCCTAATCCGCTTGGTGCCGTGCCTATGGTTGAATTCCGCAATCAGTGCATGCTTGACCGCTCGCCAATTTCTGATATTGAGCAGGTTGAAGCTATGCAGGATACAGTGAACGTTCTTTGGGCTTACCTACTTAATGCTCTTGATTGTGCTTCTATGCCAGCTCGTGTGATTCTTGGCGGCGAGCGTCTACAAGAGGGTGTTTATGATACTAACGGCACTCTTGTTGGTAGTCGTCCGGCTGACCTTGAAAAGCAGATGATGGAAAGAATCTATCAGATTACTGGTGATGGTGTGAAGATTGCAGAGTGGCAGCCGGCTAACTTGGACACGTTCTTGCCGGTTATCAAGAAGGCTGTTGAGCATATTGCGGCTGAGACTCGTACGCCGTCGCATTATTTGCTTACATCTACTGAGGTGCCGGCGACTGGCTATGAGGTTGCTGAAGCTGGTTTGGTGAATAAGATTCTTGATCGTATTTCTTATTTGCGTGCTGGCGTAAAGCAGTTGTGTTGGCTGGCGATGCTCACTGAGGGTGATAAAAATACTGCTTTGCTTGTACGTAACAGCACGGTGAAGTTTGCTAATCCTCAGTATCGCAGTGAAGCTCAAATGATGGACGGGCTTATTAAAATGCGTCAGGCTGGGTTCCCGTTTGAATATGTTGCTGAATATGCTGGTTTGAGTCCTCGTGATATTGAGCGCGTTTTGGTTATGCGTGATAAGGAGTTGAGCGACCCTACCCTTGAAAAGATTGCAGGTCAGTTGAAGCATGGTGCGTAATCTTCAAGCGGTAGACACGTTCCATAAGCGTGTGGCGGCGCGTGAGGCTGTTGCGGTGCGCGCCGCACGTCACGCGTGGAGTCGTGTAAATAAGAACGATATTCGAGGTTCGTGGGGACGCATAAAACAGCCTCTGGTTGACGTGTTAAGTGATATGCAGGAACAAGCTGTAGACGCGGGCTTAGATGCGAATGTTGACGTTATGGCGGAAACGGGGCAATATGTGGCGCCTGAAGCTCTTGTAAATTCTCATGCGTTTTCGAAATACAGTGCTAGCGGCGTAGCTTTAGACGAGTGGGTTGACCGTCCAGCAATTCGCGCTCTTGAACTCATTAAAGAGGGGGTCAATGCTGAGGAAGCATTAGAACGCGTCAGAGGCTTGTTCAGTTCTAGTGTCGCAACAAACCTTGCTGATGTTATTAGGCAAGCTCAGCAGGCTGATATTGCTACTCGCAGGCACATGGGGTATATCCGTTGCTGCAATGCGGACGCGTGTAAATGGTGCATAGTGATGAGCGGCAAAATATACCGTTATAATACTGGTTTTGCACGCCACATGAATTGTCACTGCTATCATTTACCGGTCAATTTGAACGATGTTGGCTCCGTTATGGACATTGCGCCGACTCCGATGGAGATGTTTAACAGGCTTAGTGAGAAAGAGCAGGATAAAAGATTCGGCGTTCTTGGGGCTAAAAGTATTCGTTCTGGCGCTGATATTGGTCAGATTGTTAACAGTAAGCTCGATAGCACGCGTATTACTAAGTCTAGTCGTTCTTATTTTGCGTTACAGCTAAAAGATAGGGGGGGCACTCTCCCGTCTGCTAAAGACAAGTCGCGCAAACCGTTTAGAAGGCTAACTGTTGATGAGTGTTGGGCATCTGGGAGCCGCAAAGAAGCAGTGCAAAAACTCAAGGATAACGGCTACATTCTTCCCCGCGAATTCCGTTATGAGCATAGGAAGAATATTGGCGGGCTGTGGTCGTTGAACCCAGCCGTTAGGCATGCTGAGCAGGTTTATCAAGAGGCTGTTAAGAGTGAAGATTTGGCGCGCGTCGCACAAGCTGAAAAGGGCTTGCGTGAGGCGTATGGAAAGATTTCCGATTCCATGTCGAATGGCATGGGTTATAGGTGACGGAAGGTCAAGGAAAGGGGAAAACCATGCAAGATGGTGAAAATAATAACGATAATGATTCTCAGCAAGATGAGGGTTTGCAGCAAGCACCCCAGTTGCTTTCTCAAGAGGAAGCTAATGAGAAATACAGGGCGCAGCAGCATGTGAATCGTGACCTTGAGCGCAAACTCAAAGAGGCTTTGAAGCAAAATGATAAGTACAAGGGCATGGAAGAGCAGTTAGCAAAATTGCAAGGGCGTGAGGCTGAGTATCAGAAAGCTGAGGAGCTTGCAAAAATTCAGCAGCAGGCTATTGCGAACGCTAATCAGCGTGTTCTTAAGAGTGAGGTTCGTGCCGCCGCTGCTGGCGTGCTAGAGAATCCAGCAGACGCGACAATTTTCCTTGACTTATCAAAATTCACTGTTTCCGACGATGGAGAAACCAATTCTGAGGAAATTAGTAACGCTTTGGACGCGCTTGTTAAAGAGCGTCCATATTTGGCGAAACGCCAATCAAATACTGGTGTCGTGAGCACGCCTCCTAGTGGTACGCGTGCGCAAACTGTTCAGCAGCTTACGCGTGAGCAGCTTAAAGGCATGACACCAAGTGAAATTGCAAAAGCTGATGCGGAAGGCAGGCTTAACGACATTCTAGAAGGCAAAAAATAATAATTACTTAAGGAGAAAATATGGCGGGTCTTAACAATTTTGTCCCAGAAATTTGGAGTGCTAATATTCTTGACACTCTTAACAATTCTCTCGTTTTTGCAAATCTTGCAAATCATGATTACGAAGGAGAAATTCGCGCATACGGTGACACTGTGCACATCACTGGTATTGGAGATATCCAGGTTCAGGATTATGCAAAGTACGGCAAGTTGACAATTCAGCCTGTTTCTGATGTTGATGCTGGCGTGCTTAAGATTGACCAGTCTAAGGCGTTTGCTTTTGAAGTAGATGACTTGGATACTGTTCAGGCTCGCAAAGATTTGCGAGGTAAATTCCAGGAGCGCGCGGCTTACAATCTTGCCGCTGAGGTTGATAAGTATGTTGGCGGCCTTATGGTTTCTGCGGCGGCTGGTAAGGCTTTGAAGAAGACTTACACGAAGCCTGAGGACGTATATGAAAGCATTGTTTCTCTCGGCGTGCGCTTAAGTAAGCAGAACATTCCAACCGCTGGTAGATTCCTTGTAGTTGATCCGGACGTTTACGGAATGCTGCTCTTAGACGACCGTTTCGTTAAGAACACTGCCGTCGAGTCCGCAACATTGCATAACGGTTTCGTTGGCAACGTGAACGGTTTCACCGTGTATCAAACTAATCTTATGCCGGGCAACACTGATACGAAGCATACTATGCTTGCCGGTTCTACTATTGCGACTACTTTCGCACAGCAACTCTCTAAGATGGAGTCAACTCGTAAAGAGGAAGGCTTTAGCGACATTGTTAAGGGCTTGCTCGTATACGGCTCTAAGGTGATTCGCCCTGAAGCTCTTGCAACATGCGAACTTACTACTACTGGTTCTATTTCTAGGACTGCCTGATTATGAGTTTGGCGACGATTGACGATTGCCGCCGTTTCAAAGTGCAGGTTGACGGGCGCGAAGCGGAGGCCGAAGCACTGTTAGAAGTTGCCAGCAGTAGCATTACAGCCGCTGCTGGCTCTCCTATTATGCGCGGAACTCACACGGTTGTTTTACCGGGCATTGACCGCAAGCGCCTACCGTTACCGTTTCGTCCGGTTGTTCACGTCGAATCAGTTCTCATAGACGGCGTTCCTGACACTAATTGGAAACTTATAGGGGATTCCTTATACCGCGACAACGACTGGGCATCCCCCAATGCGCCAACTAGCGTACAGATAACATTCACAGCCGGTTTCACGAACATTCCAGAGGATATTAAACGCCTTTGTTGCTCTATGGTTGCGGCTGGTTTAGCTCAAACAGAAAACGGCGGACTACAAACGCACACAGGCGTAGCGTATGAGCGCATTGACGACTATCAGATTGGTTACACGCAAGGTGAAAACGCTCTAATAGACGCGATGCAACTACCTGACGCAACATGCAAAATGTTGCGCTCGCGGTTTGGTTCTACCGGATTGGCGGTGAGGATTATATGAGTGTTCTTAGTGTTGTCCGTCGTGCTCAACAGGCAGCTGAGCGTCTTATGGTTGATACTGTTCTGGTGAAACGAATAACAGGCTATGTGCTAGATGAGCAGACTGCTTTGCAGAAACCGTCGTATATGAAAGTGTATGAGGGTAAATGCAAGTTGCAGGCTTACGATTCTAATGGCGCGAATAGTGCTAATACTGCGAACGGCGTGAGGCTGAGCGATAAGGTGAATTATGGCTCTCCTATGCTTTCTTCTACGCAGGGTATTCATTTCCCTATGTGTGTGTCTGGGCTGGCTCCGGGGGACATTGTGGAAGTGGTTCATAGTGCTAATAAGGCTCTTGAGAATCGTGTGTTTAAGCTGGCTTTGAATACTAGTGCTAAAACGTTTACCTCGGCGCAACGCTGGGTATTGAACGCGAATCTTGAGACGGTAGAGTCGGAGGAAAACAATGTTTCGTCTTGAATCTTCTGAGCTTTCACGGTTCGCAGGTGCTTTACATGAGGCTTTCCGTGTGAAAGATGAGCAGGTTGAAAAAATTGTTGCTCACGCGGCTCTTAAAGTGAAAAAAGCCGTTAAAGCTGATTTAGCAAAGTCGAATTACTGGTATTTTCGTAAAACGCCTATCACGTATGAGATTGAGAAAAAGTTTCATGAAGTTACAGCTACCGTAGCTCCACTAAAAGGTAGCCCGGGCAGTGTTATTAACTTCGCTTTTTTTGGATCTATACGCGGCGGTGGAACTCACAAATTCTACGAGTACGCTCAGCCTGAGTTTGACACGATGATTGAAGAGATGAGAAAGATTGGTGTTGAAATATGACAACGTTTCTCGAAGCTCGAAAAGAGGCTTTAAGCATCATAAAACTACCCGCCGGGTGGAAACGCTACGAGGACGGGCAAGCACCGTTGTCTAAAACCACTCTCCCACCTTGGGTAATTTTTACCGTCAAACCGCAAAACAGATTCCACTGTGAAGCCGGCGAAACGCGGCTCCGATACGCGCTAATAGAAGCGCGCATTGTGAACGCTTCACAGTTGAGCGTTGATTTGCTCGCTGAAAAACTCATAGACATGGTTGAAACGGCAAAACTACAAAACATTGAAGGCATGAGCATCTACAGAGATTCTGGCTCATACCCGGGCGACATGAAGAATCTCAGTCAAAATATGAATTATGTTGTGCGAGTCGTCGAATGGCGGTTCGCATTTAATATTTAGGAGACATTATGACAGTTGAAATTGCTAAAGTCCCAACACATCTTGCGGCCGGTTTGCACCGTACTATTTGGGTTCCGGCTACTAATGGTATTGCCGACATTCATAAGCCTACTGTGGCCGAATTGGAAAAAGATGGCAATATTGATTTGAGTATCTACTTGGGTTCTCATGACGCTTTCAGCCTTGACCATTCGCAGGAGACTTTTAACGATGAGCGCGAAGCCTACGCTGTAGCTGGCAAGATTAACGGCATGGAAAAGTATGAGAACGGCAAGCTGCATGTTATCGATAACACTAACACTAAGGATGCTGAGAAGTACAATGAGGCTATTAAGGCCCTTACTAAGGGTGCTCGTGGTTTCTTTGTGCGTAGGCGTGGTAAGAAAGCGTCTGAGGAGTTCATAGCAGGTGACGTTGTTAGTGTGTTCCCGGCGACTATTGGTTTGAAGACTGCTTTTAAGGATAATCGACAGATGAGTTTGATTAACTTTGCTGCTGACCCTTCTTCTTCTGATGAAGAAAGTATTGTTGCCGCATCACCGGCCGCAGTTTCCACATCTGTGACACCTACTGGCGAGAATCATTAGCTAATCTTCCTTGCTGGTTTGTGGCGGCTGGCAAGGATTATAGGGGAAGCGCGTGCGAGTTTTTGTTCCTTTCCTCGCACGCGCCTTTACTCGCTAACGCCACAACATACCCCACCCCCCTATTAAATGGAGTTTATTATGCCTATTAAATACACTCGACCACAATTAACCGTTGATATTGTAACCGACCTTGTATCCTTGCAAAAAACACTCATGCTCACACAAGAGCTTGTACTCATACAACAGGACGAAACAAACGCTATCCGCGACGGACGCTCAGCCGATGAAGTACTAGAAGAAATTCACAAGACAAAAGAACTCGCAGACCGTAGCGTTATCACCGTCACTTTGCAAGGCTTAAACCACTCTAAGTGGAGTGAATACGTTCTTAAAAATACAGAGGATAAAGAGGACGAAGACACCCCAACAATCAACGTTAAACAGGCTGCGCTCGACGCGTTTCCGGCGATGATTGTTAAAGCACAATACAAGTTGGGTAAACGAAGTGTGAGTAATGATGATGTAAAAGAGCTATTGCCAGAGCTTGCTGACTCGCAGATTACAGACATTATTACGACTATTCAAAATCTTAATGAGCCGACAACCGCATTCCCAAAAGAATTAACCCAGCTTATTTAGAATACTTCCCTAGCCTCGTAGCGCAACTGAAAACAGCGCGTAGGCTGGGGATTTCTTATAAGCGGTTCTGTGGCTGGCAGCCAACTGATGACGATCCGATTGAGTGGGATGAAACAGAGCGCGCTTGGATGCTCGCACTAGACGAATACGAGAATACGGTTCTTTGCCCACTGTGTGGGATGCCATCTAAATTCTGCCACGACTATTTGAAAGTAAATGACACGTTCGAACACGCAAAAGTTGAAACATGTTTCGTAAGTGCTATGCGTGAACAAGCGATGGAAAAGTATTTGAAAGATGACCGTCCGGGCACTACACGCTCACAAACTACAAAGCTAGTGCCGTTTGGAGTTGAGGAGGAGTAAATGGCGCAAAACGAAAACATTACCATTCGCATGACCGCGGATATTGCTGACTACTCAGCAAAACTTCAAACAGCAGCGCATTTAACTGGAAAATTTGACAGTTTCGTTAAAAGCGCGGGTACCACTGGCGAAAAAACCGGCCGCATCTTAAGAGCGCTCGCTATTGGCGCTGGCGCGGTTGCTGTTGCCGTTGGCGTGAATGCGGCACGCCATTTTGCCGCGTTCGACGAAGCCATGGCAGCCGTTAGAGCCAACGTTACCGAGAATGTTGACGAGTTAAAGAAACTTGAGACAGCAGCGTTGGACGCGGGGCGTAGTGGTATGTTTTCTGCAACTAAGGCTGCGAACGCTATCAATGAGCTTGGCAAAGCTGGCGTAAGCGTTAAAGATATTATTGGTGGCGGTTTGAAGGGCGCGCTTGATTTGGCCGCCGCTGGCGAAATGAACGCCGCTGACGCGGCCGAGCTTACAGCGTCCGCGTTGAATCAGTTCGGGCTTGCAGGCTCTAAAGCGTCCCACGTCGCAGACTTACTTGCAGCCGGCGCTAACATGGCACAGGGCGGCGTGCAGGATATGGGCGAGGCATTGAAGAATGTTGGCGTTAACGCTCATATTCTTGGAATGAGTGTTGAGGAAACCGTTGGCGCGCTCACACTGTTCGCATCTAAGGGCTTGGTTGGTTCTGATGCTGGTACGAAGTTTAATGCTATGCTTCAAAATCTTGTTGCACCATCTATTCGCGCACAAGGCACTATTAAAAAACTTGGTTTGGAAGTTTATGATTCTCACGGCAGATTTGTCGGTTTAGCAGGAGTTGCACAACAATTACACGATAAACTCGGCCACTTAACTCAGGCACAACGAAATGCTGCTCTTGGACGCATCTTTTCTAACGCAGCATTGACAACTGCTAATACCTTGTACGAGCAGGGCGCAAAAGGCGTTGAAAAATATACGAATATGATAAACCAGCAAGGGTTCGCTTCGAAAGTAGCTAACACTCAGATGGATAATCTTAAAGGACAACTTACTCGCCTTGGTAACGCATGGGATACCATGCTCATTAAAATTGGCGGCGGCGGCAAAGGCATTATTAGCGGCATGATCGTGGCTGTTACCGGCCTTATCAACGCATTCGCATCTTTACCCTCCGGGGTTCAGCAAGCTGTAGTTGCAATCACCGCATTAACCGGCGTTGGAGCCGGCTTGTACGACATGTATAAAAAGAGCAAGCGCTACGGCGGCATTGTTTCCAAAGTTTTTGACTTGTTAGGCGGTAAAATAAAACGCTTATACACTATTTTGAGAAACACTAAACTTGGCGAAGGTATAGCAAAAATTGGTACTGGCATCGCGTCAGCGTTCAAAGCAAGCATGTCCTCAATTGGCTCTTTTATTGGCAAACTTGGTTCAGGGGCGAAAGCAATAGCATCTTTCCGAGTAACCACATTGGCCATGCAAACAGCACTTGCCGGCGCGTTTGTTGCCGCGCTCGCAGCCGTTGCGATAGGGCTTGCCGCATGGCAGGCTAAAGCTGATGCGGCAAACAAGCAGACTGATGCGCTTAAGGAAACTGTTAGCAGTAGTGGTGACGTCTATCGTAAACTTGCTGACGAAATAAAAAACGGCAACGACGGACTCAGCTGGTTCAGCAAGCAATCATTATCCACTACTGATGCGCTTAAAAATTGCGGCATCAGCATGGGCACGTTCATTGGTGCAGTCAAAGGCAGCGAGTCCGATATTGCTGCATTTAACAAAGCATTGGACAAGACTTTACACAGAGTCGGAAACAGTAATGAAATGAAAACGGGCGCGCATTCCGTCAACATTCTTAGAGAAGCGTACGAGCAAGCAAAAAAGAGTGTTAAAGATGCCTACGCTGCGTTAAAGGTAGAACAAGTACAGCGCAAAGCTAATGCTGTAGCGACAACACAGCACACTGATGCACTCATGAAGGGTGCGGAAGCTGCTGACAAAAACAGTGGCGAAGTGCTAAAAGTTGCAAAAGTCGAAGATATTCTTATAGCGAAATTTGGCGCTAGCAAAAACGCTATTAGCGCTCAGGCTGAAGCTATTAACAATAATGTTGAAGCAATGCAAAAATATTACGGTTTTGCAATGGATGCTGACCAAGCGCTCACAAACTTGGATAAGACGATCCGTGAAAGTAGTAAAAGTGTTGCGGAAGCTGGCAGGCATTGGATGGATAATACTGATGCCGCTGATAAGAATATGAGCGCGCTTACTAACCTTGAAAAACAAGCGTTTGATACTGCTGAGGCAATGGCTAAGAACGGTGAAAGTGTTGAGAATATTACTAAAGCGTTCGATAAGGGGAGCGCAGCGTTTGTAGACCTTGCACAAAAAGCAGGGTTAAGTAAGGATAAGGCTCTTGAGCTTGCGAAATCATGGGGCATTAGCCATGATGCGCTCACGAAGTTGATTGACACTGTAAAGCAGTCGAATGTTGAGGCAAAAGTTACTGCTAAAGATAACTTTAGCGATGTTTTCAACAAGCAAAAGCTATCTGTGAAGAATCTTAAAAACGGTAAGTTTGAAATTACGGGTAGCAACAAAAAGGCTCTCGAAGCTATTGCTAAAGTGTCAAAAGCAAAACTTGATCCTAAGAAACTAACTCTCACTCTTGATAAGAAACAACTTCAATCCGCTCTTGACACGGTTAAAAAAATGAAGCCGATTGAAGTTAAAGCAATAGTTACATCTGATACTAAGTATGCTAAACGCGCTATTGCCGACGTCAGTAATACCAAGATTCCGGATAAGACTGTTAAAGTTAAGTGCGATAAACGTAATTTTGACTCTATGATATCTAAAGCTAAGGCCGATAAAGTCCCTGACAAAACAGTCATGCTTAAGGGTAATAAGACTATTTTTGATAGGGTGATATCTAGTGCTAAAGCAGCTAAGGTCCCTGATAAAACAGTGCGTATTAAATGCGATAAGAATGATTTCGAAATCAAATTCAGTAGAGTGCAGTCAGCTCAGGCAAGAAATAAAACTGTGTATTTTACTGCGAACGCGAATGACGTTTGGAACACTATCAATGCAATTAATAACGCAAGCGTCCGGATTAATGCTAGAGTTCATCGTGCAAACGGCGGTGTCGTGTATGGTGCCGGAACAGGCACGTCGGACAGTATTCCCGCGATGCTTTCTAACGGCGAATATGTTATGACGGCTGCGGCAGTGCAGCGTATTGGCGTGAATATGCTTGACCGTTTGAATTACGGGCATGATAGCACCAGCAGTGAGAGGCCGGCGACTAACGCTGGCGGAGACATGCTTGTTAACGCTGTAAACGGTTTGCGAAATGATATGCGCATATTGAACGATCGTTTACTTGCATCAGATTATGGTTCTAATTCCAATGTTGCGGAAGCCATGCGAAACGTTTTCGACGATGGCATAAAACTCAAACTCGACGCTAACGGGCGCGAAGTTATGGCAGGCATGCTCGTAACGCCTATTAGTCGCGAACTCTCACACATGATGGATTTAGGAAGGTAAAAAATGAGTTTTGAAGGCGCAATCAGAATCAACGGCTCCCCTATTGAAGAATTAGGGTTTTCAGTGTGCCACCCGGGTATGCGAGTTAGCGCGCCGGAACCAATAATTAAGTTCCAACGTATGCCTGGCAGTAGCGTTGCTATAGATACGACACTTCGTGACGAGGATGGTAATGCTCCTATAAAAGAGCGTACTGTTACGCTAACAATGTGCACTATTGGTCATGTTGAGGATATTGCACGAGTGCAAGCTAATCTCGCATCGCTAACTGGTAGCCTTGTAACCGTTCAGTGTGGGAGCGCTCCTACTTGGAGGGGGTATGCGTCTTTCAAAAACTGGCAGACGGTATACGCGTTTGGTGATACGGCAAAGTACAAGTGCGATCTGGTTTTGACGGCTGAGCCGTTCGCGTATGGCTCGTTGTCGACTATTACTGTTCAGGGCGATATTCGTGTATCTGTTGACGGCGACCGTCCTTGTTGGCCTCATTTTAAGTTAAAAGCAACGAGCGATGAGGTTATTATCAATTGTTCTAGTTCGTCAAAACTTTTGGTATTTGAGGGGCTTTCTGATGGTGCGACTTTAGAAATTGAGTCAACACCTCAAGCGCGAGTTGCAAGAATGAACGGGAATATTGTAGTTCCCACTTTGCAAAGTGATTTTTTCCCCCTCATACCCGGGGTTGTGGATTTGAATATTACTGGTGCTAGCGGCGTGATGAGTTTTACGCCGCTTTTTATTTACGGAGCATAAATTATGGAATTTTTCTGCAGTAAATGCGACGGGACTCTGGTCGGTGTTCTTAATGGTGTAACTATGGCGAAACGGTGCCGTAGTGTTGATGGATCTGACACTCTTGATATTACTTGTTCCAACTGCCCGGTTACGAAGGGTGACAGGATTGTTTTTACCGACGGGCAAGGCATTGGGGCCGAGTATTTAGTGCAATCTGTGCAGGCTGTTCGCGGCGAGGAACAGCCTACTATTACAATTCAGTGTTCTAATAGTGTGGCTGAGCTTAGTAGTGTTTATGTTGAGGATTTGCGGGGTACTGCTGCCACTGCTGAAGCTCGTTTCAAGGATTTATTGGCGGGCACTAGGTGGGATGTCGGGTATGTTGAGAACGGTAGTCCGGAAACGGCTCAAGGTGATTACGCGTTTTACCATACGAATGTTCTTAAAGCGATTCAGGCGACTTGTAAGACTTTCGGCCTTGAGTTTTATACAAGTGTTGAGCTTGATGGGAATCATATTGTTTCGCGCAAAATTAACGCAGTAGAACAGCGCGGAGAAAAAACGTCTCTAAAGCGGTTTGAATATTCGCGTGATTTGAAAAGTATTAAACGCACTGTTAACGCTGCGAATGTTATTACGCGCCTATACGTGTGGGGGAAGAGTATCAGCCAGGGGGAACAGAAAACAGAAGACGGCGAAACTGTTTTTACTGATAGTGAAGGGTTTGAATTATGAGCGGTTTTGATAATTGGAATCCTAATTATGTGCCTTATACTCCACCAGTGCAAAGCGGAGGCAAAGGTCGTAAAGGCCGTAAAGGTCGCAAAGGGCGTAAAGGCAAGGATCCTGAAGTTGCTAAGCGTCGTGCGGCGCGCAAAGCGTTGGTTGCGCAGCATAAGGCTGAGCGTGCGGCGCGTAGGGCCGAAAGGCAACGTATCGCCGCGGCCCGTAGAGCTGCTGCGGCCGTTAAGCGTCAGCAGGCTGCGGCGCGTAGGGCAGAAAGGCAGCGTATTGCTGAGCAGAAACGTTTAGAGCGTGCGCAAAATGCGATTATACGTAAACAGCGCATTGAAGAGCGCAGACAGATTGCTATTGCTCGCAAAATTGAAAAAGAAAAACTCGCCGAGGAGCGCCGCAAAGCTCAGCAGCAGAAGCATGAGCTTGCTGTAGAACATAAGATTGAGCGAGAGAAAGCTCGGCGCCTTGAACAGGAGCGTCGTGCGGCGCGCAAAGCGTTGGTTGAACTACGCAAAAAGACTATGGGCGGCGGAGATACTCAGTATCGTGTGAGCATTGTTGACGTGAACAATGACTTGCCTTATGTTGAGGACGCTGATGCCACTCGCTTATGGGGCGTACCTGACGGGCTTGGAGGCATGCTCCCCCTTGATGGAGAGGTTGTTTTCGACGATATTTCTGACGCTGCCACGTTGCTCAAAAAAGGCAAAGCTCGCTTGGCTCAAGTTTCAAAACCGCAAATATCTTACGAGGCAGATGTTGTTGCTCTTGGTAAAACTGGGTTCAGTGCAGACTCTGTAGGTGTCGGCGATACTGTGCAAATTGTTGACGCCGCGTTCAATCCGCCAATTCGCGCCGAAGGTCGCGTACTAAAAATTGAGGAAGATTTACTCGGGTCCCCTGATGCCACACGAGTTACCCTTGGAACTATTCAAGAAACGTTATCCCAAAGGCGCGAAGCTGAAAAGCAGAAACTTGATGCTCTTATAGCGCAATCAAGTGCATGGGATACCGCGGCGAGTGGCGAAGGGATTTATGTACGAGATCTTATAGGAAGATTGAACGAAATCCTTAACGCGCGTGGCGGATACACTTACCTGACCCCTGATGAGGGTATTTTTGTTTATGATAAAAGCGAGGATGCTCATCCTACTAACGCTATTCAGATTGGCGGCGGTTTTTGGCGTATTGCGGATTCTTTGAAGCCTAATGGTGACTGGGATTGGAAGAATGTTTGCGACGGGCACGGGCTTTTCGCTAATCGTATTTACACGGGCATTTTGAGCGATGCTGTCGGTAAGAATTTTTGGAATCTCGATACTGGCGAGTTTAGTTTGCAGTCGTCCACCAGGATTGGCGGGCGCACGGTTAAAGAGATTGCTGACGATAGCGCGAAAGATGCTGCGGAAATACTGCGTGAACGACTGGACTCGGAGCTTACTCAGCGCGCTATTTTCAACAAGCTCACTAATAGCGGCGAAGCGCAAGGCATGTGGCTCAACGGTGGGCAATTGTACGTGAACGCAAGCTATTTGAGCGCTGGCATTATTAGCGATAAAACCGGCAATAACAAGTGGAATTTGGACGCGGGATATTTCAAAACTACGGTTGGTGAGATTGGTGATTTCAAGCTCGCTAATGGGTCGCTAAAAAGTGATTTTGTAGAGCTTAACCCGTCTTTCTTGATTTTCTACGATATTTTTGGAAGCGAAATTTGCAGGATTGGCTGCGAGTCGAAGACGAATGATAAAGGCGAAACCGCTGATGGTTTGTTTTTCTCACTGCATTCAGAAAATCAATGGTTTGATATTCGCTCTGCTAATGACAAAATGCTGGCAAACGGCAGTGAGTATGGCTGGGATTTGTGTGGAAATCTGATTGTCGACAATGACATTGATTCACTGCACGGTACGATAACCGGTCGATCGTTATATTCTTTTGGAGATATCACTTGCCGAGGCAGAATTAATTGCGAGTGGCTCGATGAAAAGTTCGAAAAGGATTACAACTATTTCAATGAGCACATCAACGACCTACAAGGGCAAATCAATACTATTAATCAGACTCTTAATTCTTGGGGAGGGAGGTGATTTTTGTGTTAACTGAGAATGAAGCAATACTGACAGCGCGCAATCTACAACAGATTGCAGCTGCGGCTATTGGCGAGCAAGCTAGATTGGCTGCGTTGTGTGAGATTAAAGACGAGCGTATCAAGCAGCTTGAAAAAGAGATTGGGCAGTTGAAGAAAGATAGGGAAGGTAATAATGAGTGATTTTCAGAATGTCACTTGGAACGTGATTCAGCTTGATTATGCGAACGCTTTCATTCCGGATATTCGACTGAGTGGCGGCGATGAGAACGGGCGTATTATTCGCGTGCAATTGTTGGATAATGGTGTGCCGGTTGATGGTTCAACGGTTGAGGTTTTCTTGTGTTGGAACAAGCAGCCGGGGGTTCTGATTGGTGACCGCGTGAAAATGGAAGCGAAAGACTCGGACGATGGTCGTATTTGGCAGGTTCCGGTTCCGGTTGCAGCATGCCGCATGCCGGGGGCGGTGACGCTTGGTTTTGAGGTGAAGCGCGACGCCACTATCGTGTGTTCTCGCAGCTTTATGGCTACGGTTGAGCGTCCGGTTTTTGATGCTGGCTCGGCTGAGGGTAAGTCTTACCGTCAGGAGCTTGAGGATGCGGCGCAGGGTGCTAATGATGCGGCGCAGAAGTGCGATACGATTGCGGACCGGATTAGTGCGGTCGTGCAGCAGGCTGATGAGGCTACTAGGAAAGCTAATGGCGCGGTTGAGTCTGCGAATGGCGCGGTTGAGTCTGCTAAGCAGGCGGCGCAAAGTGTTGACGCGGTTAAGCAGGCGGCTAATACTGCTACAGGCGCGGCTAACAGTGCGGCTCAGGCCGCTACTGAGGCGGCTAATGATGCTAAGGCGGCCGTTCAGACTGCTAATAGTGCGGCACAAGCGGCGACTGCGGCGGGTGATGCGGCTAAGCAGACGGCTGACCAAGCGGCAAAGCGCGCTGATGATGCTGTAAGTAGTCTGAAGCAGACCGTGCAGGATGCGGCAGCTGATGCGGCTAGTAAAGTGCAGCAGGCGGTTGAGCGCGCTAATAGTGCGGCACAGCAAGCGGATTCGGTGCGCGAGAAAACTGAGGCTGCCAACAGGCAGACCGAAACTGATTTAGCGGCATTGAAAGAGGAAGTTGTTAAGGCTCAGCGCGCAGGGTTTAACGCGTCGTCTAGCGCTCAAAAGTGCGACGAGGCCGCACAACAGTACAGGAACGTTAGCGGCGAGGTTGCTCAAGCCAAACAAACCAGCGAACAGGCTGTGGAGGCGGCTAACAGTGCGTTGCGTACTGCTCAAGAGTCTGCGACGGCTGTGGCTCAAGCTCAAAGCGTGCTTGACCAGGTAAAAGAGGCTGGCGAGACTGCTAAGCGTGTGGTTGGCGCGGTTGACGAGTTGAAGCAGACAAAGGACGCGGCACTGGAAGCGACACGTACTGCTAACGCTCAAGCAGCGGCAGCTGGTGAAGCAGCCGGTAAAGCTAATACTGCTACTAGCACAGCGAACAGTGCGGCACAGGCTGCTACTGAGGCGGCTAGTAAGGTTCAACAGGCTTTGCAAGAGTCTGAGACTCGCCTTAAGGCTGTTGAGCAGACTGCGGCGGACGCTAAAAGCGTGGCCGGTACTGCTAATTCGACGGCGGATACGGCGCGCTCTACGGCTGAGCAGGCGCAAAGCAAAGCCAATGACGCGGCACACGCCGCGCAGCGCGCGCAGAACACTGCTAACAATGCTGTAGAAGCGGCTGATACCAACAAAAATAGTATTACCGCTATTCGCGCGGATATCGAGCAAGGCAAAAGTGGCGCTTGGGCGAAAATTAAATCTCACACGCTTACTGTGGCCGCCGACGCATTTAAGGATAATGCGGCGATGGTTGAGATTCCTAACGCACTCACCGGCTCTCATATTGTGCGCACTGTTGGGTTGAAGCCAATGAGTGAGGCGGATGTGAAAGCGTACGGTAGCGCCTCCCCTATTTTCCTGGATTCCGACGATGACTCAAACATTCCGGCTGGCTCGGTAAAAATTCTCGTTAAAAAGCCGACGGCATTAAAGTTTACTGTTCTCGAGCAGGGGGTTAAGTGATGACTGTTATTCAGCCTATTTTCTACGGTGGCAGCGGCGGCAGTGGCGACGTGAAAGTTAAGTCGTTGAAGCCTCAGTATAATTCGATGGCGTTGGCGAAAAATCAGCATATTGATTTCACTGTTACTCCTGACTTGGATTTGAGTAAGCTGGAGATTTATGAAGTGTCGTGCGACGACCCGCGTGTACAGCTTACTAGGCGCGGCTTTGACGCGTGGACTGTAGCAATGCCTGACGAGAAAATTCCTACGACGGTTACGACTCGTCTCCATTTTCGCGCTACTGATGATAGTGGTGTGAGTTTGGACGTGCCGCTGACTTTGCAAGCTGGCTTGAACGAAGAGGAAAAGAAAGTATGGGCCAAACAGCATAGTGGTGAGCACAAGATTCCTAAGGCTGATTTTGAGCCAGTGCCCGGCTGGAAACCTTTTGAGGATTACGGTTCAAGTCCGGCTGAAATCATTGCCAACTGCGTGCGTAAGAAGGATTATTACGCGCTGTTTGTCGGTGATTACTTCGATGAGACTGTGAACGGTACGACATACAGGTGGACCATTGTTGAGTTTAATCATTACGGCCGTGGCGAAGCGCTTATGGTGCCGAACATTCTGATACCGGGCACTGTGACGCTTTCGAATTCGAATAATACTTACAGCGGTTCTAATTTGGAAGGTAAATTCAACGAGTTTTACAATGCAATGCCAAACTCTTTGAAGCCGTATGTACTCGAGATGACGTTACCATGGACGGATTCTAGCGGCTCTCAAAGTACTGTTACTGAGCACGTGTTCCCGCCATCTGAGATTGAGGCATTTGGTACTACGCATAATTCTAGGGAGTCTTCTAGCGCTTACAAGCAGTGGCCTTGCTTCACTAGCGATAGTAGTCGCGTTCGCTCTAATCAATGGTATTGGTTACGTAGTACGTACGCTGGCGGCTCGACCGTTGGCTTGGACGTCTCTGCTAGCGGTGCGTACGACCTCTTCAGTTCCACCGCTTCGGGCGGCGCCCTCCCGTGCTTCTGCCTCGGGTAGCCGCAGGCTACACGCATCTTTAATTCTAGGGGTCGCCTCTGTGCGACCCCGAATCATATCTAAGGAAAGAAACTAAATTGACTCAAGTTTACGCTAGAGAAAGAAATGAAACTCTAACTGGGTATGTGGTAACGGCTAGTAAAATTCGCATCGAAACACTGAAGCTGATAAAGCGCGATACGGTACTACCAAAGTCGCTACGCTTCTTGATTGGTAAGGATATTACCGGTCATGCTGAGAGCTTGGAACGCGAGGCTGAACATGCTTATGCGTGGTACCCGTCCGATGAAATGCGACTAGCAGAGCGCAAAAAGCATTTAATAGAGGCCAACGCCTCGTGTGTCGACTTAGTTCACGATTTTCAGATGCTTTTCCAACTAGGAACCGTGAAACGTGGAATGGCCGCGCTGCAACCGTTACTTGACTTGCTAGAGCAAGAGCGAACTATGATAACGTCTCAACTGACTCACGCTCGAACAGTAAAGCAAAAGTAAATTATTTTTTGGGGATTAAACCATTAGTACGTACGCTGGCAACTCGACCAATGGCTTGGACGTCTCTGCTAGCGGTGCGTACGACAACTTCAATTACACCATTTCGGGCGGCGCCCTCCCGTGATTCCGCATGAAGCTAGGCCTAGTAGCACTTAAGTGTGAACGCAATGCGATGCAGAAGGGGTTTGATTCCCATCGCCGAAAGGCGTGAAAAAGTGTCTGATGGGATGCAGCGGACGCCAAAAGTGCATGGCAATCGTACTCGCTTACCGCGATTGTTTCATGCTGCAATCTCAAGCTGCTGCGGAAGCCGTCTTGTACCCCGGTAGCGTATCGCGTCGGGCTTTAGGAGCAGCATCAGGCACCAACTCTACTTTTCAAAAGGATTATCCATGAGTACCAAACGCGTTGAAGCACGATATAAGCGCCGGCAAATCAAACGGCAGCACAATCGCGCCGAACAAACCAAAACGGCGACATTCGAAACCGTAAGCAGCCTACAGTCGCTTACTGATGCGGCTTATGAGGCGTGCAAAACGATTAAATGGAAGAATGGCGTGCAAAAGTACATGAACGACGCAATGTTTAATACTCTACATGCTCACAAGCTCATGGTTAGCGGCGGGAAAATAACCGGGCGGCGTAAATGCTTCACGCTAATGGAACGCGGCAAACTACGACACATTCAAGCTAGTCCATTCTGGGAGAAAGTCATACAAAAAACAATCTCTAAAAATGTGCTAATACCTTGCTACACACGCTCTTACACTCACGACAATAGCGCAAACCAAAAAGGTAGAGGCGAAATGTACGCGATAAAACTGTTACGCAAACAACTCGCACGACACTACAAAAAGCACGGCTCACAAGGCTGGATATTGCTTTGCGACTACTCGAACTACTTTGCGTCAATTCCGCGCGAGAAAGTACTACAACAAGCCTCTGAGCACATACAGGATAAACGAATCATGCCATGGCTTGAGCAGCTCATGAACGCGGAATGTGACAGCGGACTAGGTTTAGGAGCGGAAACAAACCAACAATTGGCCGTGGGGTACGTTTCAAAAATTGACCATTGGATAGAAGAGTGCTCAAACTGTGAGGCAACAGGACGCTACATGGATGACCTATACGTTATTGATTCGGATCTGCTTAAGCTGCGTTCGACGCTCGATGAGATTAAAACAATGAGCGCGGAATTAGGCTTAACACTCAACCCGATAAAAACTTATATTACGTCATTACATCATGGCTTTACATGGCTTAAAAAGAAATGGTACTACACGGAAACTGGGCGTATTATCACGCGGCCAATACCAAAGACGATTAAGCGCATGAGACGGCACTTGCGCGCACTGGCACGCCTCGCAAACCGTGGGGACATCAGCTGGAAGCAAATCAGCGCTATGTACCATTCTTGGCGCGGCTCTCTTAAGCACTATAACGCGTGGAGAACGATACAGAGTATGGACGCTTATTATAAGCAGCTCAAAATGAAAAATGAGACACTTTAGGACAACGTAGGGCAAATAGGAAAAAATTTCCGTCCGACACCATCCGAAACCGTCCGAAGAATCCGGATTTACACGAGAACAAGCGAGTACAATACGCGATTTTGAACGTGTTCGGAATTTCCGAACAACTCAATTTTTTAGCCGCGCAAACAGCGTGGCTTTTTTAATATAAGGAGGAAGAATATGGCGCTCAACGGCATTGACGTATCAAGCTGGCAAACGGGCATTAACATTGCCGCAGTCCCAGCCGATTTTGTCATCGTTAAAGCCACTCAAGGCACATGGTATACGAGTCCGTGGTTTCGCGCTCAAGCCGACACAACTCTAAACAGCGGCAAGCTGCTAGGAGTTTATCACTACATTACAGGCGGCAACGCTCAGGCTGAGGCGCAGTACTTTGTAAACGCGGCAAAACCTTATATTGGCCGCGCCGTGCTCGCACTCGATTTTGAGAGCGACAGCAACAAAGCCTATGACAATATCGCGTACTTGCAGCAGTGTGCGCAAACAGTCTACAACCTTACTGGTGTGCGGCCACTTTTATATGGTAGTCAGCGAGATTATGGAAGGCTCGCAGCCGTTAGTAAAGCGACAAATTGTGGGCTTTGGATAGCGCAATATCGTGATTACGCTCACATAGGGTATCAGGACAAGCCTTGGAATGAAGACGCTTATAGTTGCGCTATACGCCAATACTCTAGTGCTGGCGCACTACCGAACTACAGCGGCAACCTTGACCTTAACAAATTCTATGGCGATGCGGCAGCGTGGCAGAAATACGCGCAGACTGACCAAGATGCAGTACCGCAGACTGTTGAGCCTGAGCAGCCTGATTGTTCTCCAATCACGATAGACGACGATGTGAGTAGCTTTACTATGCACATTCCATGGGGGACTAGCCAAGACCAGCGCATGTCTTTCATTCGATGCGGCAATGTGGTCACAGTGAACGGCTGCGGCAGTGTGGTTTGTGGCGGCGGCTCGTGGATTCAAGCACGAGAGCAAGTTCCGGACGGATTCCGGCCTATTTCTCTAGCAACGATACATTTATCTGGTGATGGCACCGGTAGTGTCATGGTTAAGCCGGACGGAAGCGTTTACTGGGACGGCGACGGCAAAAACTGTTTCACACACGTTAGTGGCGTGTGGGTTACAAAAGACAATCAACCAAAATAAACAAAATAGGAGAAGAAAAGAATGAACGATCTTGAAATATTTTTCCTCGAACTCGCAGGCGCAGTAGTGCTGCTCGATTTTATCAGCGGATTTGCAAAAGCAGTCTACACTCACAGCGTGGCTAGCAGCAAAATGCGCGACGGATTGTTCCATAAGTTCGCGTACGTTCTGATTGTCGCACTATGTATTTTGCTTGATTACACACAAGCCAAAGTCAACCTTGGCACACATGTCCCGCTTGTGCTGATTGCGTGCGGATACATTGTCATCACAGATATCGTTAGCTTCGTCGAGAACGTTTCCGCGTTCAACTTGCAGATTGCTAACATGCGAGTCGTGAGAGTTATCTTATCTGTGGTTGATTGTATAAAAACTTACCTTGGTGGGCAGGAAGATGATGCTATAAATAATGGAAAGCATGGCGCGGTAGCTGATGTTAACGCTATTGCTGAGTTGGATGGCCGCGGCAAGCTGCCAGAAGACACGCCTACTGAAAATAAGTAGCGCGCAGTATACTCAAAGTATTCTCTATCAGAGAATACAAGTTGAGAATTAGCTCTCTCACCCCTCGCCTCGTGCGGGGGGTGATTTTTTTATACGAACTTTTCCCCCAAAAAACGAAGCAAACTGTTAAGAGTTTTCTTTGTGTTATAGGAAAAGTATGCGAGAGATTTTAACGCATAAGGCACGCTGTTAAAGGCGTCTACGTATTTAATGTGATTCCGTTTCTTAAGTTCACTCATAACCATTTTATGAGCATCAAGAATGGGGATTTGGCGAAACAGATCCATGCAAGCGTCATAGTAAAACACAGGCGGAGCGGCCGGCAGCATATTGAAATGCTGCTTTACTATGCTTTCGTATTCGTATTTGCGCAACAGCTTGAACAGTGCAATGTGCTCAAGTTTTGAATTATCCTCTGTAGGCTCTTTGCGCAGCTTTTTGCTTATATGATTTTGACTATCAAGCACGTAAATGCCTACAGGGGTATCAGCGAGAGCTTTTACAGCGTGCGAGTACTTGTTTTCAGACGTTACTACACAAACACGGTTGAAGGCCTTGAAGTAATTGATAAGTTGGCTATTTAGTCGTTCGAAAGTATCAAGTTCGGTTTTTATCTCATAAACAGTGGCGTTGTCATTGATGACGATAAAGTCGGCTCTTGATTTGCTGATAGTCAGCTGCGTTAACGCGGTTTGCTGTGTAGGCTCACCGTTGTTAAGCAGTAGCTCGTTTAGCAGAGTGTTCTGATAAACGTATTCACACCTATGTGCTTTTGCCATAAGGTTGTAAATTTCGCTTACTATCTCGCTATTCGCTTTCCCTTTAGCATCTTGAATGATGCGATTCACAATCGTCTTATAGATGGTGCTAGGAGAAGCTAAGACTCGAGGCGTGAAGAAATGATTAAGGGCAAGCTCGTTTTCCATTAATACGATTCTACTCTTAACTACTCTTAACTACTCTTAACTACTCTTAACTACTCTTAACTACTCTTAACTACTCTTAACTTTTACAGAATGGTATAATAGAAGTAAGCGTGTTGAAGCTCATTGTTGAGCGATTCAACTCGCGATAATTGCCTATAACTACATGTTTTAAGTGTGTCGTTTCGTGTGTCGTCACTGTAAGACACATACTGAAAACGTTGGAATAAAGCCATTCTAACATACTATAGTGCCCCCGACGCGACTCGAACGCGCAACCAACGGATTAGAAGGCCGTTGCTCTATCCTTTGAGCTACAGAGGCAAACAAATGGTCATTATACCAAAACGTCACTATCAACGCGCCATATAACGAACCATACAATCGCAAATAACGCTTATTTAAGTAAAACAAATCAACATTTATTCAGCGCAACAAACGCTATCAAAACAAACGCTATCAAAACAACAAACG